CGATCAACAGCACCACTGTGAGGGACGCTCACATCATCCCTGCCAAAGTTTCTCCACTAACATACAAACGTTCATCCTCTTTTTCTAAAAACGCGCCTGCATCCACATCGCCTGGCCAGTCTGGCTTAACTTCATTTCCATAATCATCGTACAAACAAAGGCCATGGTGGTATGCCCACGCATTCCTCCACTCGGAGTCCCACACAAATTCTTTGAGCATTTTATCCCTGGTCATGCACCGACGCATCAGCTCTACACTTAACCCAGTTTTCTCCATTGATTTCTTCATTTGTTCTTCCCCTTTCTCCACGAATTTCAATATCTCAAACCCATCAGGTATAGATTCGTACACTGACTTATACTCTGAGAAGTCCAATATTTTGCTTCTGACATAGTGATCCACTTCAGACCGAGTTTTCCAGATATTGGGCATGTTGACACTAGCTAGAAACATCCCCCTGCACATCTCATAGGCAAACTGATTGGTCCCCATGGTGTCAACCATGAGGCCCAAGTATTTACTTTGCCAGTGCTCAGGGACAAACCCCACCTGCTTGTCACTAAGGGCCAACCTATGAAAATACTCTTCCTCATGTCGCCAGGGCATCACCTGCCACTTACCAAACACTTTCATCATGACAAAATGCCTCTTGAGAAACACCGGACCTTTTTGTATTATATCATGCCCCATATATCTCCCGTCAACATATTTAGGCTTAATTCTGGTTAAGAACGCACTATGAACACCATCAGGGAGGAACAGATCAGTTTGATCAAGTTTGAATTCCAACCCGAAGCAACTCTTCATGTATCGTTGGAAGGTGCCCAAGGGGTATTCAGCGTCCCTACCTCCACATAGGTCGTCAAGAAATTCCTTGACTCCACCATACAGTGAGTCATCACCATACTGTCCAGCTGGGAGAAACGACTCCCTAAATCTCTCTGCACGCTCCGGGTTCACCCTCTCCATATCTCTGTGTATCATCATATAAACGCACGTCATGCACATCTCCATATATATAGTATCGATCCAGGATGTAACTAGCAGTCCTGAAAATATCTGACCTATGATCATCCGAACCTCTTGTCCAATCCATTTTACCAACTTAACAGCCATTTCATGTGCCCTCTGCAAAAAGAAAGCGCGGGTGATTTTGTAATCTTTTGAACCATTATCCTTCATCTTTGCTAGAGGCATCAATAATATAAGGGAGATCATACAAGCAAGAGCAGACTGATCAAAATTGATGATGTCGAAGGTGAAGTAAAACATATCCAAACGCCTCCAACCCATCTTCTGCGCAAAGTATCGTGCCCCACCCTTCTTCCACTTATGTGTAATCATGCAAGAACCTCTCATGTAACTACCCTTCATGAACTCAGTGTACAGTATCTTGTCCATCAACAAGTGAATCATACAACTAATAAAGATCAATCGTGTTTTAGTCGTGCTCGCCCCTTCCTTCCTGATCTCGGCCTTAACAGCTATTTTAGACATCAACAATGGGAACCATTCGGGGTCTAATATTTTGTTCTCAACGCCATTCTCCACCATGTCCACTATTTTTAAAATCTCTTGTTTAGCGAATGCTCCTGCC